ATATTATTCTCTCTACACCATTTCGCTATATTAAGCACATAAATTTCATCAGTGTTATCTACTTTACTTACATACCAGCCCTTACACCGGGCCAGACCTTGTTTAGCATGCCATGCTGACCGCTGGACCTCTGAGAGGGCCTCAAACCATGCTTTGGTCCCGGTCATTTTATAGTTAGTGCGATCTACCGCAGCATAATCTATGAATTTACTACGGTCCCCGCCTTCACCACCAGGCACTAGATTGTAACTCATGGGATCATTTACCGCATTGGATATCGATATCCAATGCGCTTCTCGGGCCGACATGTGTGTCAAGTCGGCACATTCTTCAATAATTTCTTTTTTGAAATTTTGCACACCATATTTCCGGATAGCATTTTTTAATGCCTTTCCGGATCCCAAGTAAGAATTGAGATTGGCGGCGTCCTTCCCGATATACCATTTACCGGTTATGAGATTGACTGTTTTGTAAATTATCATAGTATGATCTTCGCTTTATCATACTATTTATCTATTTGAGAAAGTTTGGTCTATAAAAACTTCATGTAGTATTCTTCAACTCGTTTGAACCACATATTGCTGTATTTGTCGAACTCTGATCCTTCAATTACGAACTCTTGATACACACAAGTAGGGTCACACATGAAAATGACACCTTTGCGGATCTTTGTACCGTGAACTTCATCGTGTGCTGCGGCATATGCTGCCAGTTGAATGAAGTAATCATCGATCCACTCGCGCTTCTTAGGTTTATTGGTCTGTTTATGATCCATGATTGCCTCTGACCCAGAGTGAACACCTGCAAGGTCAGTTGTACCTGCATATACTTTGGGGTAGTAGACTGGAATCTCAGTGCCCCAATACTCTGAGCAGTTGACAAGACCCCTTTCCATGATAGTCTTTGCCATCGCATTGCTTTGTATGCTGTAGGGATTGCTGCCCGGCGCCTTCAACTCACCAGTCATAATGAAATCTTCAAGATACTTATGCATCCTGGTGCCGCGCCCTGCTGCTTCTGTTGTAATCTCTTGTGCTTTAGCCGGGCCCATACGCTTGCGCCACTCATTGAGTGCTTGCATTTTCTCTGGTGGAGAAGTAGCACTAAGAATAGTTGTTACTGATGGGAGTTTTTCACCATCTGGTGTGGCGTATTTTCTGACGCCATCGATAGTTTCGCGGCTAATAGGGACATAATTGAATTTGGGGTTGAACATTTAATTATTATAGATGATTTGCTAGAAAAAAGCAAGTCAATTGGATTAATAGCTCAAGTAAGTAAGTCGATGCTCTTTTAACACGTTGAAGTTATGCTCAACTATTGATTTGACGCTCGTTTGCCACTCTAACCATTGGTCGTCTGTGAATTTAGATAGGCGTTCTATCTCGTCCATAATAGTTTCTAATCTGGCTTCGTCATTTTCTACAGTGTCATATGTTTCATCTATCCATGGATGGAATGTCCGATAACCCGACTCACGCAGTACCCGAAGTGATCCCGGAAAACCCATAAAAATAAACGGATGCTTACCTAAAATAGGTTTATATGTTTTCTCCGAGAATAGAATACAATCCAACTGGGTATCATGTATGCCGGCTGCATCAGCGAAAAATTTAGTCTCGGTCACCACACTAAAATAACTATGGTTGTAGTAATGTAAATCGTCATCTATATGAAATGGTTGTTCATCGGTGTATAAATTAAGTCTCAATGGAAATATCTCGATGTTATCTTCAAGCGTCTTCCTGATACGATCACTTGATTTGGGTATAAAATGATGAGTATTTTTCCAATGATAATCCAGTTCACTGGTTATGCTATGAGACTCTACCGGGGTTACTCCACCTAAATACATAGAAAAAAACGTTCTGTCTAAAAGATTTCTACGGATAACCTCTGCTGTCAGATATAATCGATGTATTCTGCTTGCGTTCCTGTTATAAGACAGGAACAATTTTTGTTTGATTCTAGGAGTAGTATCAAATTTATCGTAGTACGGATCGGGTATCTGCTTATTGCGATGTAGTTGAACTTGCGAGGCAGAATTCTCGTAACCATTCAAAAATCTGATTTTAATAAGTTCTAAATTATAAGTTATACAATGCCGCTTGTAAAATAATATATTGGTTAGTGTGGGTGCTGCACCGCTCTCTATCATAAAGGCACGGTGCGGGATACGATACTCTTTCACCAAGAGTCTTACTATCATGGTAGTCATCAACAGAGTATTCAGTGGCAACCCCTCTCCCGCTATAGAGAATCTTACATCAGTTTGGTTAGTTTCTAAAAGTCTTGCTACAATATAGCCGGCTAATAGTTCAGCGTCATCTTCCTTAAAATGTTCCGGAGCGAGCCCATTATATTCTAAATATAGATGGTCAGGGCAGTCTCGAAAAATCAATTTCTCCAAGACAAGTTGCAAACTCATTTTTATTTCGCGGCGCTATGGGCCATTTGTTTTACGATGTTTTTGCTTTGTTCAGCGTCATGCTCGCCGGCTTCACCATCAACAGCACCCTGACCCTTGAAGATGACCCGGTCGCCTTGAATGTTTTCGATAGAATGATTAAGGGGTGGATTCTGAATCATATCATACAGGTCTTCTTTGTCAACGATTATATCGCTATTTTTAAGATGCTGTAGCAATTCATCGACGGTCCAATCGGGTTTCTCCTGCCCGGAGTCGATGGCGCTCTTTAGTTGCCCGATGACAGCAACTAAATTAATGAGTAACGGATCTACGTCTGTAAACTCAAATAGTAGCATATTATCGAAGTGAACGACCTACGCCTGCAACAGGTGCTGCTTCAGGCTCTTCCGGTTCTTCTTCCGGAAAGTCTGCGCCGCCCATGTCAGCACCGGCATCCATACCAGTTTCGTCGCCCATAGCCATATCGTCCATGCCTTCTTCGCCGCCCATTGCAGCATCATCAAACGCACCTGCACCACCTTGACCAGTTACCACGCCTAATGCGCCCTGTAACGAAGTCTTAGCTTGAGTAAGAGCACCGGTAAGTGCTGTCAGTGCTTCAGATGTTTGAGTGCTGAATTGTTCAGCTTCGTCAACACCGATTTCGCTTTGAACGCTGTCAACAAGAGCAGGCATTTCTTTTACGAGCATGTCGCTTACTTGTTCAAGCATCTTCTGTACGGAATCGACCATGTCTTGAGCAGCAAGAACGACTTGAGATTTTTCAACCTCTTCGTTTTCAAGCATGACTCTTCCGCGCGGCATAGCAGCAAGATGTTGAGACAGGGCCTGTTCCATAAACACAAGTTTTAGATACGAGTGATTATTCTGGCTTCTGTAAAAGTTGCCAGATTGCTTTGTCTCAGCTACAAGCTTACGCACTTTTTGGAGCATAGCACGTGTCTCTGACCCGTTCATTCTGTCCAGGTTAAGAGGCATATTGTAATGCTCTTTCAATGCTTTTTTAGCAGTGACAGCCGAGGAGTAATTTAGTTCGTTTAATTTCATAGTTGTGATTCCAAAACTTATAGAGTATTTATCATTCTGCGATTATTATGCGGCTTTGCGCTCAAACCGTCTTTCCTGCCAAATCTTAGATTCTGACACATACGAATCCAGTTCGTCTGTGATCATTTGCTTCTTGATACGATCCTCGTTCAGTTTAGCAATGTAGATCAGCTTGTCCTCGTCAGTCTTTGACTTGTTGAATAGCTTTTGATGAATCATAATGTCAACGTCAATGCCGCCTAGTTTGTTATCTAACTCAAGAATACGTCGGGCCTCGTAGAACTTATCACGTTTATCAAAGATGCACCAGGCTGTTGCGTTCTTCAGTGTATTAAATATATACGGATCGTCAGAGAATGTAGTTGTGACAACATACTCAGACACGGATTTTTTGTTGATAACATATCTGTTGAACAACTGATAGCTTCCATCAGACTCTTGATAGATAACAAGATCCTGCAGAGATTTCATCTCCGAATTCGGGATCATTTTTTGAAGTTTATCAAATTGGATTTTCTTTTTAGCCATTCTCAGTTACCTTAAAGTATATGTTTCGTAGTTCGTCTGATGTATCAAGGAAAGCAGGTAATTTGTCCCACTCAGTCCCACATTTAATCATCGGGACCATGTCGCAATCGCTGTATAGAGCACCAAGCTCCGTGATACCATTATCAAATACGCCTGTATGATGAACATCAAAGTCAAATGACCAGCAAGGATAAACTTCTTCTGCTTGTTGAGTAAACAGAAAGCCTAACTCGGTGAAGTTATCAAACTGTATGTCAGTTCTTGTCGGGGAGTTTACCACTTCGGGCTGTGATCGTAGAGATATAGATTGTAGAATAGTGTCGAAGTTACATTGAGTGTTTCGTTTTTGAAGCCACGTAGACATATCTTCATCGACACCAGGGTGCGACCGATTTATTACCCCGGTCTGCGTGATATCGAAAAGTGTGTAACATGTGATTCTGAAACTCATATGCTATTTATAGAGGAAAAAAAACCCAAGAATTAATTCTTGGGCTCTTTCAATCAGTTTATTGATTAAGCGATTGCTAACTTGAAGCCTACGTTAGTAACTGTAGCTGTAGACAAGTCAAAGTTGTTTGGACCAACTGTTGCGCCCATTGCTTGAACTTGAGTCTGTAGTATACCGGCTGTGTAAGCACCGATTGGGTATACAGCAACGCTAACCCGGGTGTTAGTAACAGACACTTGATACATCATAACTGTAGCCATTTGAGCGATGTTAGTCATCAGTAAAGAGACCATTTCACCGACGCCTAATTCAGCAGCAGGATCAGCCTTGACATCGATAGCGAAGAAATCTAACGCTGGGCCAATGAAGTTGGTTGTGATGCCGTTGCCTGTAGCAAGTGTTGCTGGAGCGATTGGGCCGTTTTGTGTATCGATGGCGAATACTGGTTGTGCATCGCCGTTAACTCTTGTAAATCCTGACATGATAGTTTCCTTTAAAATGTTTGCGCTCCGTATAGAATCGCATAAAAGTATTTATGCCATTCGCAAAAAAAGAGCGGATTACTATCGCTGACCGGCTAGATTTTGACGACTGAAGCCCATTCTGTCCACGAATTTCAGTCCATTGCTGACGAATCCTTCGTGTGTCTCTGTGCCGTCTTGGAGATAGCCCTTGACCGGCGAGTCTTCTGCTGCTTTATTCAGTTGTGCAACTACGTTCATTTTCAGCTTGTATATCTCAATCCAGATGATGAACGCTCCGACGAGTCCTTCTTCATTCTCATGGAAGTGATTTGACAGTTGCATCTCCATGCCGCCGGGGTTCTTGTTCTTGTTCTCAAAGTGTTCCATGAAACCCTTGACCAGATTATTCAGATCACCTGCGACGATCTTCTTATTGACGTATGTGGTGAACAGTCCGTTGAACGCCGGACGAGACTGTGGTGCTTCGTCCATCATCTTGTCTACTGCCGGGCCGTACCTAGCAATAGCAGCATTTACATTTTGAACCAGAGTAGGATCAACCTGTAGATTGGGTTTAGTTGGCATTGCGCTTGGCACAATTGCCACGTTAGAGTCATTCTGTAACTGCCCAATCGTTCCGTTCAATGGCTGTGCCTGATCAGTAGTTTGAGCATCAGGAGATAACATCTGATGGACAGCTACTCCGGCTGCTTTCCCGGCCATGAGTTCACCTATTTCGCTGTCAGCTTGAACAGTGTATGTAATCCCATTCGGGTTCGCTTTGAACTGATACAGACCGTGAGAGTTTTTCTGCAATG